TCTGCATCCAGCCCCCCGACTGTGGGATTAACCAGCGTAACATGATCGACGTACGAAAGCACGTCAATCAACTCGACTGGCCCCCCAGCAGTTCCTACGTTACCTTCCAACCCCGGCGTAACAGCAACAATCATGACAGTACCGCTACCAGTTCCACCGGCTAATACCAAATCTTGAACAGTGGTAAACGGGACAAGATCGTTGAACGGATCTCTGATGCCGACCTGCGTTCCTGCAGGAACTGTATGTCCCAGGGTGTCAGTCATGTAGATCGTGACTGTACCCGTTGCTGAGACAGCATCGATTGGTGGCAGGCCGATCAGTTCTGCGCCGAAATACCTGAAGATCGTCTTCGGAACCTCGGTAGTCAGAGTCCCGATGTCTGCCGCCTCACTCGCGATAGCCTCGATCATCCAGGTATCTAGCTGACCCTCTGAAGGATTCCATCCCGGAATTTTCGTCTGAAGATACGCGAACGCGTTCTGCATGAGGGTGCGAGCGTCAGTGACAACCGGGAAAGTAATGTAACGTGCATTAGGAACCGACACTATCAACCCCCACGGTAAGTCTGACAACTATTCCGTCCACGATCTGCTGGACGATCTGAGCGTCAGCTCTAGGTTCTGAATTTGTCAGTTGTGCCGCAATCGTCGCCTCATCCAGCGGAGAGTCCTGGAACGTGAGATCATCGATACCGAATTCAGGTACGTAAAAGCGTGTACCGCGCACTGTGTTGGCAGCAGCAAACACGCAGTTCATCAAATCTTTATCCGAATTCTGTTCGATGGTCATCACGCTTCCTTGAAGCACTCTAAATGGATAATCGAAGTGAGGCACAATTGTCGCCATTCTATTCTACCTCAGTGCCATACGGCGATGACCCATGGATTTTGTCGGTTGTCAAAGACCACCAGAACCTCGTCTCCGATATGTGGAACCTCGAGATTCAACCATCTGCATGGTCCCCATTTGTAATGGGAATCGATGTCCGGAATGATGATCCAAATCTTCGTCGCCAGATCCGGAGGCAGTGGGCCAACCACTGTACCATACCACAGGACATGGTTGGTGGGCATCGTGTCGCCCTGCTTAGTATTCCCACCAATTGTCAGCAGATCTTTTATTTGCGCCATGGGCTCGTCGCTCCTATGTATTTCTCACTTCCGAAATTCGGAGTCCAATTCGTGTCGATCCTGACATTAGCTCCGGTATGCGGTGCGTTCACCATCTGCCCGTTGCCGATATACATGCCGACGTGACCTGGACCTGATGAAGCATCACCAAAGAACACGAGATCGCCTGGCTGAAGACCCGCCATCTCCCGCGGACCTTCGAACCATTGTTCCTCAGAAGTGCGCTTAATTTGGATTCCTGCAGTCTGATATGCGGACATGACCAATCCAGAACAATCGAACCCTGTCTCTCGCGAGGTTCCTCCGTAAGAATACGGTACCCCGATCTGTGCCAAAACGTAATTGACAACCGTGTTCTGCACCTGGCTGAGATTCGGGTTGTTCTTCTCGGTGTATCCGCTGCCTGCCGTGGAATCTCCTGGAACCTGAGAACCTGGATCAGTGAATCCCGGCAAGCCCGGAAGATTCGCTCCTGAAGGAATCGTGGCGAGGTTGATAGGCTCAGGCAGTACAGGGAGAGGCTTACTCAGGGTAATCGTGGCAGACGAATCATACAGCGAACGCGAGACTTCCTCTACAAGCCACTTACCATTGACGATCCCCATATTACTGATTTGGATCGTACTCCCAGGAGGCGCAGACCAGCGCGACAAATGGCAGGTAACCGTGACAGTCGCCTGACGCTTGCCTTCATCGTAGTCATAATCGATCCAGTCGATTCCTATGGAATCCTCGCTAATCGTCATGAATGGCTTGCTCTTGAACAAATACGCTTCACTGATGAAGTAGATCGTACCTGAGACACAGAATGCCCGCCAGTTCACCTCGTTCGCCAGTCTAGTGATGCAACTCCATGAATTCTCTTTCGTGAGGATCGTGTAGGAGTCCTTAACCTGGATCGTTCCCCGCATGAATACCTGAGCTTGATCGGCTCCTGTTCCTGCCAACTGAGTCGCTGTAACCGCAGAAGCTCCCGTAACGCTGTTAATCGCAGCCTGCCCTGCCTGTGCGTTCTTTACCGCGTCTCTCGTAGACTGTGGGACTTCCGAACCATATGCGGAAACGAATCTGTATCCCTCATCAACATATCTGGCATAATTGGATCCGTCGGGAGTACCACTGCGCTGAACTGTCTGGCAGAGCATTTGCATTGTCAAGCTGGGAAACCGTTGATCTGCGACGATAGCCTGTTCGAAGTATTTTGCGGCGGCAACTGCTGGATTGTGTCGTTCCTCATAACTGCCCCAACTCGCGCGTTGCTGGAAAAGCCCCACAGAGTCAAGATCTCCACCCGTGAGGTTGATGAGATCGCTTTCGTCGATTGCCGTGACGATGGAGGAAACCAGTACTTTCGTGTTGGCTCCCATGCTCCTCCCTGTAGCCAAGATGACATTCGCGTTCCCAATCTGTTCAGCAGTAGCCGGAACGTTCTGAGAGGTCAATGACGTTCCCTGGTGAATCCCTTGCTCGCGCTGCAATTCTGCTTGAGCTTGATCGACGTTCGCGGTAACAGCGTGTCCATCGGAGAAGATGATCTGATTTGATGTCAGTTGCTCGCCCTGTTTTTGGGCTTCCTTGAGTTCAGGGATGACCCACTTGAGTCTGGCTTCCTTCACTTCCTGGATCATCTTCAAGACGAACTGCGCTCTCGTGCCCTTATCTCGTTCCTGGTACATCCATGAACTGTAGTAGCGCAGCAGATTGACCTCGCGCTCCTCAAATACTAGTGTGAGCTGTCTTCCGGCTTTCTTCACTTGTACGAGCGTCCACCACAATCCATCGACGTTCACGTCTACTTTTCGTCCAAGTCTGCCCGACAGCTGAATTGACCGCTTGCTATCGTCATCCACTGTAACTGTAAGAGTCGATGCTCCATCGATTGTCCGATCTACCGTAGCATCCATGATTGAATCGACAAGATCGACTCCCGCTTTGTTCCGCATTTGAAGATGGAAGCTGGCGAGATCGACGTCTCCACCCATCAGCTCCATCTGTTGAGCAGATTTTAGAACCGACGGTTGCAGGAGCTTCTGTGTAGCTGTTGCTGCTTTAGCCATAACTACGGTACCGTGATCGTCCGTGGGATGTTCGTCTTAGGATCTGGGATCGAGATCTTCGTGCCACTGGGGATCAGCTTCCGTGAATCGTGGTCAAGCTGGGGATTCGCCCAAATGATCTTGTACCATTGATCTGGACTTCCGTAATACAACTGGGCTAGCTGCTTTCCCGTCATTCCGTGCGGAGTTGTGATTCTCGTGGGCTTCGCTGTTCCCGGCGTGACACTCGGGGCAGCAGGCGTAGTCACGATTGAATCGGGAACATACTGGAGCAAATGAATCGTGACTGCTTGACGAACCCGCACAGGGGAGCCGGACGCGGAGAAATCCCAGATGACGTTTGTGGAATCGAAGTCAAGCGAGTCGATCACCCAAATTAAATCTTTCCTGAGTGCCATCCCGATAAGCCTGATCTTCGGTGGTTCCTGAAGATCTCCAGGCTGTTCACCCATTCTCATCAATGTGGTGATATTGTGTTCCTGTGAGGTTCCTTCGATCCATCCGTCAAACAGGATAGCGATGTCCTGCTTGAATGGCGACTTCCCCTTAAATCTCGTAATACCCGGTCGTTTCGGTCTATCCACCGTTTCCCAGCCACCAAATCCGTCAGTCAAGACAGGGCTACCTGCATCCAATGGGCATGTCACTGTAATTCCAGTATTCGCGATAAGCGTGACAGAAACGCTCGCAGGCATTTATATTTATCTCCGAGCTTCCTTGTCTGTCACAACGTCCGCCATGACTTGCCCGATCTGGCGACTGTTGAAGTAAATGGCTTGCGGCATTACCGTGATATTCAACGATCCAGAACCAATAGCACCAGTACTACTGGACAACGGGCTTACTCTGGCTCCTCCTGGCAGATTCAACAACTCAGGACCACGCTCTCCTACCAACGCAGTACTCCCAAACATCGGAACCACGCCACCGTGTTGGAAGCTTGAGAAACCCGGAATACCCAAGAAAAGCTTGAGAAGCTTGCCCCCCGTGATACCACTTCCACCAATGCCGCCTAGGCTGCGTTTGTGTTGAGCAGGTTGACCGCCGCCACTACCGCGACCGCCACCTCTGTGTCCTGTTATTGCTCCGATGCCTTTAGCGACGAGCCCGATAATCTCGGCAACCGCGAAAATCGGGCCAAATGCGGCCATCAGGTTTTGTTGAATCGTCTTCCAGTTGCTCTTGATGAGCCTAAACGTGTCATTCACGACATTGTGGAACCATTTCCATTTGAAATACAGAACAACGAGCCCCGCGACTACCAGAACGACTAGTCCAATCCAGCCGAGAGTAACCAGATCCAGAACGCCTACTGCTTCAGCGAGAGTGGCAACCGCCCAATATGCCATCCGCAACAGCTGCAAAAACGCGGGGAAGATTCTAATCAATAGTAGGATACTTCCACGTAGAGAATTAAACACCGTGACTAAGATAGAGACAGTCTCCATGAACAGAAATATGCTCAATCTTTTAACAATCATAAAAGTAATAAGAAGGCCCAATGCTCTACCGAGAATGCCTGAAGCTTTGGTATTATTTCCGAATGCTCCAGTTAGCTTGTTGAAAATCGTGAAAACGAGATTCACGGCTTTTGCGAGTTGTTGGAAATTCCAGGCCACTTGCTTAATCATGGCTTCGAGGAGTGTGTAGGCATTCAGGAAAGCATTGGTTTGTGGTGTAAGAACATTATTGATGGCTTCGGCTACCTGGATCAATCTGATCGGCTTGTTCGCAAGGAACATCGGCTCCAACGCGAGATCGATGTTTCTGAGAGTCTTCACCGCAAACCCGAACAACCCGGCAGAAGACTGGCCCATGCTCTGTGCGAGGATATCCTTGAACGTCGTCCAAACACCGGTAAGTGTGCCTAGCTGCAATCGTGCGAGAGCGCCTTTGTAACCTGGCTGTGTTCTGACATATTGATCTAGAGCCTTAGCTGCGACAGTGGCCGGGATGATTCCTCTGCGAACCATCTCACGTATGCTCATCGTCGTCGTACCATAATACTTGGCGAGAGCCTGCGTCAACGGGATATTGTCTCGGCTCATCTGCAAGAGCGTCAAGCCTGTGACTCGTCCTATCGAGAACAAGTGTTGCATCGCGATAGTCGCACGATTCAGGTTCGCTGCTCCTGTAAGCCCCGCTGCTGCGAGAGAAGTGCTAAGATCAAAAACAGCCGTATTCGCTTGATTCACGTTATCAACGAATGGCAGGATCCTACGAGCGGCCGTGGCAATGTCCTGGAACATGAATGGACTGAAGGCTGCCTGTCTATAGAGATACTGAACCTCTTTATTCACCGCCTGAGTCGTCGGCAGGAAGCCTTTCATTGCGACTGTAGCTTTGTTGATCGCGTTGTCGTACGACAGGCCCAATCTGAACAATGCTACAACCATACCAGTGATAGCGAGCGTTGTGTAGAACAGATAACGTCTCGCCGTGAACTGCATCTGGTTGTACATGAACGAGCTGCGTTTGGCAGCAAGACCGGCCTCGGTTGTGGTGATACCCAACCGTTCCATTGCAGCAGTCATGGCATTCGTGCCTTCCACGACTTTCTGCTCACCCAACAACGTGGTGACGATCGTAACACGCCCTTCGGCGTTATACGAACTGAATGGAGAAAATGCCACTGATTACCTCTTGAACATCTTGCTGACTTCGGACGCGATCATTCCAGCCAGATTGTGGTTTACGGTATCCTGGATCTTAATCATTCGTCTAGTCAGTTCTAGCATCAAGTCACGCTCGTAATCGTCTCTCGTGGATAACAGCTTTCGCATCGTTTCACCGCCGCAGAAGAACCCTACCGTTGCGACGGTGTCTAGAATTCCCCCAAGCCCGCGAAGTCCGTGGTAAGATCGGCTTTCGTGTTTCTCAGCCAACGATCTAGCTTTTCCGCATGAGCCACGATAGCCAGATCGTTCCCACCGAACAGCTTTCTCACCACTCCACGAGCAGTCACGCTTTCCGGGTCAATCCCCAGAACCTCGGCAAGCCGTTCATCATACTGAACCGGCGCACCCACCAATTGTGGGTCAAACTCCACAGGATCATCGGAATCCGGCGGTTGGACATATAAACCCGCACAGAGACGAATCATAATGTCCATCGATACATAGAGGTTCCGCGAGAACGTGTCTCTGTGCTCGCGAAACACTTTGCGCGTGATAGCCTCAATTTCCTTCCCAGACTCGGGAAGGTGATATCTTGCTTGAAGCCCTGTACGCGTGTATCCCGGAATCGGGATGAATACTTCGGGGTTTTCTACAAGTTCCCTGTTGTCTGCACGAAGCTGCTCAATCAGGGAATTCTCTCTAAACGGGGTAGCACCATTACCACTGCCGCTATCCCCTTCTTCGACCATAGCCATTCTCTCTCCAAACTCCAAATGACTGGTTTGTTATTGCGCTACTGGATATCCGGATACCGAAACCTCGATTTCGACCAGAGCAGCACTGGTAGCCTCTGAATCTACATCAGGAACCAGGACACGCTTGAGAATGCCGTGCCACTGGATAGCCTTGCCGATCTCGTTATGATTGATGTCCATGGGACGTTGGGCGACTGTGATCGTACCTTTACCGACAGAGTTGAACAACATGTTGATCTTGGGGTGATCGTCGTACCTGTCATAGATCCTCTGAAGCGTGAGGTTACCTGTCGTCCTCCGGCCACCTAGTGATTCAGGTTGGGCCATTCCACCGGGGTAGTATTTGACTTCATCAGAATCGAGCTCTCCACCGGTCTTCTTGTCCCAGATCCCGAGAGCCGTAACTGCGCCGCCAGGAGGAGTAAGATGGACACGAACTACCCAGGTGTCTTGACGAGTACCTGAGTTTCTAGCCATTTGCTATGTCACCTCCTCTAAGTGATAGTCTGGGTGACCTGTCGCTTGACGACCTGAATCGGAATCCACTCGGCAAACGGTGCCATCTTGACATACACGATAGCGTGAAGCTCAAGGTTAGCCAGCGTCTGCAGTGTATTCACAGTAGCTCCGGTATCCACGAAGAATGTCTGATCTGCCGAATCCCCGAAGAGCTGCCCAGTGTTGAAGTAGCCCATCATGACGCCCGCAAGACCATCGTGAAGACCGTTAACCGTTTGACCATTCTGGCCATCGATTTCCTCGAACATGTAGTTCTCGCCAACTTCTCCGAGATCGGCGCACATCGACATGTACAATCGAGCGTTAGCGAAGTCGATCCAGTTCTGATCTGTATTCGGATTCGTCAGCGAGCGCCAACCGTAGACTCTGACTCCACCGAACATCGGGCGAACCACGTTAACTCCACCCTGGTTAAGAGTCTGTCTATCCGAATCAATCCACGGAGGTTGACTGAGTCCGACAGCGAAGTACGATTGCCCTGCATTACCTGCCGACGGGTGGTTCACTCCCAGTACGGGATCGTTACGAGCGATAAGACCAGCAATCAATCCGGACGGGGGAACCGTGCGGAACGTGTTAGCCACAAGTCCTGGGACAACAATCCAAGGAGCAAAAGCAGCAGCAAACCGTGACGGAGCAGATGCAGCAGCAGCAGTCAGCGTAGATACCGTAGCCGTGTTTGCCAGATCGAGGACTGCTACACGCTTGTTATTCGCGGCATGCGCTGTTAGCTGAGAGAAAGCTGTCGTACTCGTGCGTCCGGGCTGAGAAACCTGTCCTGGCCCGAAATCCATCGTAAACGTGTCCTGTGCGGTTTGCCACTGGGTATCCGTAACGTTGTTTCTATCATCCGTACCCGCTGAAAGCGCAGCAGGCGCGACGTTCGCCGGATTCTGGGTAGACACGCCAAGCACAACACGAACGTAGTTAGAACCCTTCGACCAATCTACCGCAGATTGCTGATCCGGCAGATCGCCCGAAGTCTCGAGAATCGTGATTCCGTCGGTAGCATAGACGTTCAGGTTATACGTTCCTGCCGTCACACCCGAGACTACACCGATCTTGTAGTTCGCACTCCAGGCACCGGGACCATTGGCATTCACGATAAGCGAGACGGACGCGACAGCATCTAGGAGAGTCTTCGTACCGATGGTAGCTCCCGGCCCCACCACACGCGAGACGTACGCCTGATTCCCACCCTCTCTGAAGAACAGATCCAGCACATCGTAGAGCGGGCTGTACGTCTGTCTGTTGCCGAACGTAGCGATGAAGTCGTTAATCGAGATGATCTGCTGAGGCGATGCAGCAGGCCCTCTATCCGTAAGCCCGGTAATAAACCACGTACCGGTGTCACTCGCGATTGATACTGCACCGGGAGTATCGAGTAGGGTAACTTCTACTCCGGGTCTAGCCATACCTTGTTCTCACCACCTTCCTAATTCCTACTCTTCGGGGGCTGCTTCGGTTTCTGTTTCGGTGGCGTCCTCTTCGGTTGTCTCCTCGGTTTCCGTGGTTTCGGTTTCTGTTCCCGTCTCGGGCTCTTCAACTGTACTCACTTCGCTCCCTTCAACGTTAACCAACAGTCCATCATTAAAGACGACATGATTGGCTTCCACGTCGTCATCCGACAAATCAACAAAAGCCCCAGGAGCAACCATCACGCGATTCTCACCGATCGTGATCTCTTGTGCGTGCTCTCCCGTGTAACGATACTTCTCTGTACCCATGCTCTCTCCTTCAGCTAGTTATTAGGCACATCTTCGGTAACTGGGACCTTTTCGACATCGACAAAGATTTCTTCAACCTGACCGTAATCGTAGGCGATCTGGTCGGGCTGATCTGGGCCACCACGAGCAGTCACAACATCTTCGATATCGACGTCAAAGAAAACTCCGCCAGCTCTATACTGCTGGACTTGATTCGTGATCGGAAGATCTACGTAATTCTCGTCTGTCCATATGATGTCTGCTACACCCTCTAGCCCCTCAAGATCTTTGTTCTGCAGGATGATTCCTTTGACAGCCGCGATGTAGCCCTTAGTCAACAGATTCGCTTCTTCCTCGTCGGGAGCACCCATAGCCACGCCAACTCCGACAGTCCAGATAGCTCTGTACTGCCCGTAGCCAGTCATACGTGGCGTACCACGGATTCCCGAGGAGATCACGACAATCTTGGGGATCGGCTCGCCCTTTTCTGCATCAAACGAGTTTCTCGATGTATAGTTGACAGGTGTGGGAAACGTCATCATCGGTAGAGCATTCTGGCGCTCGACTTCACGCAAATACGTGAAGAACCACTTTTTCAAGGTCGCCGTGAATGCCTCTTCGATAGTCGAAGCTGTCAGCAGACGATTGAAAACCGGAGAAACTACTGGAGCAGATAGCGTAGCCACCGCTACTCTTCACTCCCGCCGAGCCATGGTTCCATGAAGTGCTGCAGAAGCCACCCGTTCCAACGGACGATGTCTGTTGGGGTGAACCTCAAGAACGGCCTAGCAGGGATATTCTTTTTAGACGAGCCTCGTGCGACAACCTCGGCCCATGGCCTGTCTGTCCCAAACTCGATGAAGCTATTCCTCACATTCAGAATCTGGTATGGAGCGTTGGGTTCAGTGACAGACCTGACAAGCGTGTTATCACCGAATTGGGTGTATCCTGGCCTAGCCCCAGAAGTGTAGAGGATCCGAGTGTCTCCCTTTTTTCTCACCGTATCCGGCTTCAGTCTTGCCCATGATCCTCCACCACGTCTGCCTTGACTGTGAATCAAACTTTCCGTGGCGCGCATCATGTCAGCAGCGATACGCTCCATGACCGTGATGTTCTCGACAACACGCTCACCCATCAACTCAAGCTTAGCCATAGTAGGCTTGATACCGATACTCAGAACATTAATTGCCATTTATACCCCAACCTAACCTACAGCTTCATGGAGAGCGTGAACGCTCGATCCGTGTCGTCGATGGGGAAGAAGTCTTCCGTGGTAAGACTGTCTTCTGGCGTAATCGGGATCGGTGTGGTTCCACCGCTACCGTTGATAATCGCGAGCTTGCCTTCGATGATGTCGTTGAGCATGAGCATCGCTCTGTCGTAGAGCTTCTGAGCATACGACATGTCCTCAATGATAATCGACGTACGGCTCATTTCATCGAAATACAACTGCGCCGCGATGAGCATGCTTGCGATTTCTCTGATGATGTCTGGCGTATGCGGAGGATCGATCCAACCTGCCATAGTCACTGGATCAACGACTTTGGCGAGATAACCCTTAACCACACGAGACATGGCGATCTGGATCAGTGCAGTGTTATCTCCCGTTGCCTGCACAACCTGACCATCCAGCCATGCGTTGATATCGTTCAGCGACGCTAGAAGCTCTGAGGATATCCCATTGATAACCGGATCGCATGGATCCTGGTTACCAGCGGCATCCAAGAACGTCAGTAGATACGTGCCAGTCTCCAATGTCCCGTTCATCGTCGTAAACGAACGGATCATCGGACGCGATGGATCCTGATCTAGTGGATTAAGAGCTTGAGTATCAATCGTCACCCACGGGTCAGTTTGCCCGTAATCCAGAGATTCCTGAATACGAACTTGCGTCCACGGCAGATTATCGAACCGTGCAGACGGGATGAAATCGTTAAACGAGATGACGATAGCCATGATTATCCAGGAATCATAATCTCAGGCTTAACGATACTTCCGCTTCCATTGTTCTGTGCGGCAATCTCGCCAACCTGACGAAGAACTTCATCAGCAAACTCGATCAACTGTTCACGGCTGTAGACAGCCGTAGGCTCGCCAACACGCTCGCCAGTGATAATACCGTTATCTTCACGCTCAAGAAGAACGGGCTGTACAATGAACTTCAAGAATTCATGCTTCATTAGATCGCATCACTCCTGGCTTCTCTCCAGACGCAGCACTCAAACAATCGTAATTCCCAAACACGTTACTCGCACTTGCTTCACCATACACTTCATGATTCACAAACAACCAAGCAGCACGATCAGTTGGATCAAGATCAGGATGTCCGGGACAGTTTGGGTTGTCGCAGGCGATCTGGTACGTGATGGTTTCGTTGACGGGCATCAGGTCACCTCCTCATCAGTAAAGGCCGAACCAGACAAGGCTCGAATGAAGCCCCGGGACAAGCGGGTTGGGTAGGGCGGCCAGACCGGTCTGGGTGACTCCGGGAGAGGGAGTCTGGTTGGCGGTGACGATGCTGCCGACCGTGTTCATCATGGCGACGTTCGGCGCGGTGCCAGTGAAGACGAACAACAGTCCAACGTAGAACGGCACGGTGGGCATCGCGAGTGGGGTGACGAGCGGCCGACTGACGACCGCCAACGAGCCGACTGCCCCGGAAAAGTCGGCAGTGTTCGCCAGCAACACGTTGTCCGACAGACGCCAAATGCCCATCTGCGCGAGGGTCACCCCGGACGGAACTATGTTCAGTACGAACTCGACGTTGGTGATCGTTGCCAGGCGTACACGCTGCGCGGCGGGCGGGTCGAACAGCAGCGCGTAGAGCGTGCCTGTGGAGTACGGGCGCGCTTGCATTGCAAGGCCAGGCGGATACATCTCAACACCAGTCGGTGACCGGTAGCTGAGCACCATCCGGTCGAACCAGCTTTGCGGTGTGGCGGCGGAGAGTGCGCCGCCGACGACGAGGTCGCCGTCCGTCTTCAACTGGGCGGCCCCACCGCGATACAGGTTCGTGTCGGTGGCCGTCGCTCCTGTTCCCCAGTTAATCGTTCCACTCGCAATGATCGAGAAACGGCTCTGAGCGTCACCAGTTACAGAAGCACCAAGTGCCCCTTGAGTTGCGAGTCCTCGCATTGAACGGATCTGACCATCACTCTGGAGAAGGCCAGAACCGCCGCGATAGAGGTTCGTGTCGGTCGGGTTGGTGCCGTCACCCCAGTTCATGCCGCCGCTGGCTGTGACATACCAACGCTCTTGCGCGTCGGTCGTCACACGGCCGTAGAGAATCCCGTCCCCCGAGCCGCTGCCGAACACCCGGAAGTAGCCGCGCTGCGACGTTGTGCCGAGAGACAGATTGGATGGACTGGAGCGAGATAGCGTCACATCGGCAGGGTTCGTCCCATCGCCCCAGGAATGCGCGCCCACCGCAGTGATGTAAAAACGCTCTGCCGGGTCGGTCGTTACGCGGGCGTAGATGATCCCATCCCCCGCGCCCGCACCATAGATGCGGAAGTAGCCACGTTGCGAGGATGTTCCGAGCGACAGGTTGGACACGCCACCCCGGTACAAGGTGACATCGGTCGGGTTCGTGCCGTCACCCCAGTTGAGTTGACCGCCCGCATAGAGGATGAAGCGGTCAGCGGTGTCCGCAGAGACACGCGAGTTGAAGATCTGCGTGGTCGCGGCCGTCGCGCTGCGCGCAGTGAAGTTGCTGGTCGCGCCGACGAGCACCACCTGATTGCCGACCTGCAGCGATCCGTCCGTTCGGAGGATGCTCGCCGCTGCCCGGTAGAGATTAGTGTCGACCGCGGCTGTGCCGTCGCCCCACTGCTGCTTACCTTGGTTGTCGATCTCCAGACGGCTTTGCGCGTCACCGCTGACGAGGATGCGCTGCACGCGCTGCCCCGCTGTGCCGTTGAGCGTCAGGTTGAGCGCGAGCGCGATCAGCGAACCATCGGTGCGAAGCTGACCAGCCGCTGCCCGGTATAGGTTGCTGTCGACCGTCGTTGAGCCACCTGGCCCCCAGGAGGTCTTGCCGTCGACATCGACGGTGTAACGCGGTTGAGCGTCAACACCCACCCGGTAGGCGTAGTACGCGGTAGACCCGCCTGCTCGCTGCACCAGCACGGCGTTATTGACAGTGAGCAGGCCCATGACCGTGAGGGCACTGTCCGTCTTCAACGTTCCCGCCGCGCTGCGGTACAGATTCACGTCGAAAGCGGTGGTACCGCCCAACCCCCAGCGGGTGGTGCCGTCGCCGAGCACCTCCCAGGACGGCTGCGTATCATCTTGAGCAAGTAGGTTAGCAATTACACGGTTAGCTGCTGTAATAATTCCTGTAGCAGGCAACGTTGCTGCTCCAGCAGCAGCTCCTCCACCAGTACCACCAAAAGCAACAACATCCCAATCTGGTGAAGCAGTTCCAGGAATGAACTGAACGTGACAACCGTAGCCTATACTACTCGCAGCAGCACCGTCTTTGGATCCCTGAGCAAGTGAACAATAGGTTGGCGCCGTTGTGAACAGTCCTACTTGCTGGAACCAGTACATGTTGTTATTGCTGACCTGGTTGACCTTGACGGTTACCCGTATTACAGATCCACTCAATGCCACCAGTGGAGTAATGTCGTGAAAATACGGCCCAACCGTCACCGGAGACGAAGTGAATGTATCCTTGACAACACCGTTGATCGATAGCGTAATCGTATGTAGCGCGTTCAGGTTCTGCTGGATAACATCTCCGCCGTATTTATCGATCCATCCACCCTGACTGAGCGTCCACTCGTTGTAGACAGTGTATGTAGCACGAGCACTCTGTGTCGTCGGAACCCAACTGGGAAGCAGATCATCCTCGGGTCCACTTTGTTGTGGCGCGGGTCTGTCCGACGTATTCTTGTTGGCAACCATAGTCCAGTCGCCATCGCGAGTCATGTCTTGCTTAATGAATGATTGCGGTGGACCAGTATAGGGCACCCAACGCATGAAGACATCATTCAGGTTGACATAGATCAGGCTATCCGAGCCGAGTGTAGCTTGGTTCCCGGCATCTGCTGAAACCGCTCCCGATCCAGATGCTCCCTTGATATTCGTTCGAAATGTCCAGGTTGTATGGCCTGTCTTCTCGTAGACATCATCACTTACTATGTCAAGATACCAGTCTCCAGGTTGTCCAAGATCAGGAGCAGGTGGTCCAGAACCACCAATCCACTCTTCCACCTGAGCGTAGCTAGGCGGTGGAACAGGGATAACCGAGCTGGCACCTGCTCCATTGCTGGCATATCCCGTCGTTGGACGAGATATGCCAGTCTTTGGAGAGTTCTGAGATTGCTTCATGCTAGTTAGCTAGAGCTACTCGCTGTTCCAGAAGACGCAGCTGGTGCTGGTGCAGTTGTGGTCTTAGCAGCCGGTGCTGCTTCCTCTGTTTCCTCTTCTGCGGGTGCTTCCCATCCCCCTTCAGGATCGTCCATAGCTGCCTGAGCTTGATCCTGAAGTGGAGAGTCCAACCATCCCTTATCATATGTTGCTAAAGGGTCGAGGGGATCGACCTCCTGCGCCTGTTGCAGAAGATACTCACGCGGAGAACCCTCAAAGTTCGAATCTGCAGGAATCGGATACTCCTGCTTACGAACCGCACCAGCAGTGACAAGCTCGTTCCAGTTATCCTCATCAACGTCGAGGTCAGCCGCACTTACTGGGTCACCCGGCTTGATCCACTCCTTGCGAGGCTTATCAGGGACAGGAAATGTGGACCATGAGTAATACCCGCCCTCACTGCTAGAACTACTAGTGCTATCAGCACTAGAAGCAGAACTAGAACTAGAAGCCGTTGAAGACATATAGCTAACCTCCTCTCTTACCAGGCCGTTGCTGAGAACGCCGTCT